ATGGTGTAACTGATCCTGCTCAAGCACAAGATGTGGCCACTAAGAACTATGTTGACAACATGGTTTCAACGTCATTGACTTACCACTCACCAGTTACTGCTGCCACTGTTTCAAATGCGGCCACATTCACAGGTGGTACAATCACGTATACACAACCAAATGGTGCATCAAATGGTGTGGGTGCGTTGTTGACCACAACAGGATCATTTAATTTAATTGACACTGCCAACGTTCAAACTGTGGGCACACGTATTCTAATCAAGAACGAGGCCAACGCAGTATACAATGGTGTGTATACCTGGGCCAATGCCACAAACTTGGTTCGTGCCACTGACTCGGACGAGTATGGCCCAGACAGTGCCAACGCTATCAGTATCAATGATTACTTTTTTGTGTCAAGCGGCAACGTCAATGCTGGCAGTGCCTGGGTTGTAAACGCACCCACAGGCACAATCACATTTGGTACCAGCAATATCACGTTTGCTCAGTTCTCATCAAGTCAAACATACACAGCCAATACATCAGCAGGTATCAGTTTGGCAGGCACTGTGATCAATGCCAAAGTTGACAACACAACCACAGCATTTGATGGCTCAGGCAACATCAGCGTCAAGGCCAGCGCAAATCTTACCACACCCAACATTGGTGCCGCAACTGGTACCAGTTTAAGTGTTACAACCAATGTTACAGGTGGTAATTTACTCACAGGTGGGTTAGTATCAGCAACAGCCAACGTTACAGGTGGCAATTTGCTCACTGCTGGATTGATATCTGCTACCGGTACAGTAACTGGATCAAGTTTGTTGGGTTCTGTTGTCAGTGTCACTGCCAACGTCACTGGTGGTAATTTACTTACAGGTGGCCTTGCATCAGCCACAGGTAACGTCACAGGTGGTAATCTACTTACTGCTGGACTAATCAGTGCTACTTCGACCATCACCTCAGCAGCCAATATCACTGGTGGTAATTTACTCACTGGTGGATTGGTAAGTGCCACCGGCACCGTCACTGGCTCAAGTCATTTGGGTTCAGTTGTATCAGTTACTGCCAATGTCACTGGTGGCAACATACTCACTGGTGGACTGATATCTGCCACTTCAACAATCACAAGTGCTGCCAACGTTATTGGTGGTAACCTGACCACTGCTGGACTAGTTACCGCAACTGGTAATGTCACTGGTGGAAATATACTCACAGGTGGCTTGGTAAGTGCCACTGGCACCGTCACTGGCTCAAGTCATTTGGGTTCAGTTGTATCAGTTACTGCCAATGTCACTGGTGGTAACCTGTTGACAGCAGGATTGATATCAGCCGCAGGTTCAATTACCACAGGTGGAGATCACTCCTTAACTGGCAATATTGTTGATACAGGTACCTTGTGGATTAACACATCAGCCAACGGCAACATCAACCTCAATGTCAATGGTACCGGACAAACCAATATACCAACTGGTATTTTGAGTGTGACTGCTAATGTGATCGGTGGTAATTTGTTGACAGGTGGTTTGATTAGTGCCACAGGTAACATAAACACTGTTGGCGCTTTGAACATCAACAGCACCACAGGTAACTACAACGTTTTGAATATTTCTGGTACAGCGTTGGCTCCGTATGGAACTCCGCAGACTTGGAAATTCTTCACAAATAATACTGCACTGGGATCCGCAGGAAGTTGGATATTGTTCCCAGATTCATCACAACAAACCACAGCATACCCAGGAACATCATCAACACTATCGTTGACCGGCAACGTCACAGGTGGCAACCTGCTCACAGGTGGGATACTCACAGCCACTGGTAACATTATATCTGTTGCCAACGTGATTGGCGGTAATTTAACCACAACAGGTGTGGTCACAGCCACTGGTAATATCACCGGTGGCAATTTGCTGACAAGTGGCCTGATCAGTGCCACAGGAAATATCACAGGTGGTAATGCTAACATCACAGGTACCACAGCAAGCACAAGTAAAACAACAGGTGCCTTGATAGTAGCCGGCGGCATAGGCGTTTCTGGTACAGCATATACAAATCGTTCGGTGACACAAGGTGCGTATGGTAACGTTATTCTTAATGAATTTACTGGAATCTATACTCAAAAGGATACCGGAACTGCATTAATGCAGACCACAACCAATGCACTCTCTGCAGGTATTGGTGTGCAGGTAACGGGTGCTGTAGGCAACGGATCTCAACTATATTCAACTGGCACAATGGATATCAAAGTTGGGGTGGCTGTTCGATCAGAAGATACACCAACAGGCGGCACAGTTATAGCAAGCGTTGCATCAACTGGTATAACAGTAACTGGATTGGTTTCTGCCACAGGTAACGTAACTGGCGGTAACATCATAACCGCAGGGCAAGTATCTGCAACTGGCAACGTAACAGGTAATTTTTTCATTGGTAACGGGGCATTTTTGACCGGACTCAGCGCAGGATCTTCTTCCAATATTGCCAACGGAGCCACAAATATCACCATTCCTGTGGCTTCTGGCAATATTGCAATGAGCGTTGCGGGCCAGTCAAACACTGTGGTTATTAACCTGGGCAGTTTTACCATGTACGGCACATTTGCGGGCCCAAAAACGCTGAACGCCAACGTTGCTGTTGCAGACTCTGTAAATGCCCTGCTGTTGGGCCCAGTAAGTTTAGCGGCAGGGTACAATATCACAGTGCCCAGCACATCTACACTGTATGTTTACGCACCATAAATACAGACAAGGATTAAGAAATGGCATTAACACTAGACGGCACAACAGGTATATCAGCAACAGGCAATATTTACGGTAACAACATCATTGTTACCAACAGCCTTACTGCTGGAACATTCACTCCAACTGTGCTAAGTTCTACAGGTAATGTAACAGGCGGCAACTTGATCACTACGGGTATAATTTCGGCTACTGGTAGTTTAACAACTGGAAGTGCCACAATCAACGGCGATTTAACAGTCACTGGCAATGCCAGTTTAACTGGTAACATTGTTGCAGATAGAATTGTTAATGGAACTACCGAAGTTGCAATTCAAACCACCAACGGCAATGCCAACGTAACTGTGGGTGGTACCAGCAACGTTGTTGTATTCACAACTGCTGGTATAAACATTACTGGCATATCTAGTGCCAGCGGCAACGTTACAGGTGGCAACATCTTGACAGGTGGATTGATATCAGCAACATCAACTATCACAAGTGCTGCCAACATCACTGGTGGCAATTTGCTAACTGCTGGACTACTCAGCGCCACAGGCAACGTAACTGGCAACTACTTGTTGGGCAATGGCACTTTTATAACTGGCTTGAGTGCCAGCAAGATATTCAACGGCACGTCAGAAGCCAACATTGGTACTTCAGGTGGCAATGCCAACATTACCATAGGTGGCACATCAAACGTATTTGTGGTAGCGTCAACTGGTGCGTATGTAACAGGATTAGTCAGTGCCACAGGCAATATATTAGGCAACGTGTTTACTGTAAACTCGGGCAACACCGCAAACGCTATTATCAATGGCGGAGCAAATGGAGTAGGCAATATTGGCACTGCAACCAGTTATTTTAACACTGTGTTTGGTAAAGCAACCACAGCACAATATGCTGACTTGGCAGAACTTTATGCCGCAGACGTTGACTATACACCAGGCACTGTGTTGAGTTTTGGCGGCGCCAAAGAAGTAACTATCTCAACAGTTTCATCTGACACACGAGTAGCCGGCGTTGTATCTACCAATCCTGCACACTTGATGAACAGTGTGCTTGACAGTGAACATCGAGTGGCAGTGGCTCTAACAGGTCGGGTGCCAACATCAGTCACGGGTACAGTACGCAAAGGTGACATGATGGTGTCAGCGGGCAATGGTCACGCACAGGCCAGTGCGGCACCTGCCATGGGCACTGTAATTGGCAAAGCCTTGCAAGATTTTGACGGTGTGTCAGGTGTGATCGAAGTTGTGGTCGGTAGACTATAAAGTCTGTTCTACTTGTTGAATCTTTTGCTGAACAGCATCAATATTCATGGTATTCCATAATCCAGGATGCATGGGTTTAGGCCATGAGCCTGCATCAATCCAAGCATATCCCAAATGTTCGTAATTGAGTCTAGGAACGAACTCAGTGTCTACAACACAAATCCAAGTGTGATATTCAAAGGCTGAATCAGCACTGGTAAATTTTTCCAATGGAATTAGTCGCAAGTACGTGGGAAAGAAGCCCAGTTCTTCAATACATTCACGTTCCATGCCACCCAGTAATGTTTCGCCTGTTTCTATCTTGCCACCAGGTAGTCCCCATGCCCCAGGATGTTTAGTATCATTGCGTAAGAGATAAAGATAGCGTCCAGTGTCTCTGCTACGGAACCACACACCAACTGCCTTCAAAGCACTAGACTCCATGTGCCTCCAACATACACACCTTGATAACTCTTGACCCACTCCATGCCGGTCCATTCATACTGAACACCCGTGGTGATATTTGTGACATATTGAACAGTATCTGCTTGACTCACGCTGTTGAACACTATGCGCCAGTAACTACCGGTCCATTCAATAACATCATTAGCCGAGGCCACCAGTGGTTGACCAATAGACCCCAACCACGCTTCAGGTGGATACAAGTTTTGTCCAGCATAAGTGGCTGCTCCTGTGCCAGATCCTGCGCCAGTTGCATAAAAACTAACTCCCACAGTATTGCTGGAAGCACCAATGGCCACAAAATTAGTAGTGCCCACATATGATATTGTGTAGCGGGTGCCGGTGACAAAAGTTCCAGCAGTGGCGGTGTATGCAACATTGTTACTGCCAGTTGGCTCGGTTAACAAATAGCGTTGTCCCACAGCAGGTGCTGGCAAACCATATCCAGGGCCAGAAATCAGCGGATCAATAATAGCAGTAATAGGATCTAGTGTGTTTTGTGGTGCTGTGTCTTGATCGATGTCGTAAATCAACAATCGATCATCATTGGGGTTGATCACAATGGTACCCACAATTGTAGAGCCGTCTGCTTGATCCAGGCGTATTTGACTGATGCCTGGACGTAATACACCGTAGGCACTGATCACCGCTGGCCACAGTAGATTACTACCGGCTACAATACTTGTGGGAGTCAAGTCTTCATTGGCACCGTTGGGCACAATGGTACGTCCTTGCAGACATTGTATTTGATTGCCAATCACAACAATTTCGTAATTCCAAGGAGTCACAATCACTCTGGTACCCAGCAATAGATCGTTGTTTGTCACAGCGTTGTCTAGATCTCCTTGGGCATCGTACATGCTCATAATCACACGTTCGACCACACCTAGTTTCTTGACCTTGGCTGGCGATGATATCCAGATAGGCAAACTGAATTTGATAGTGGCCATGTCAATGGGATTTTCAGTGCCAATTGGCACAGTTCTTGATGTCCAGGTAACTGAATCCAAATCTACCACACTCAAACTGGTCCAGTCAATGAAGTTGTCTGTGCTTTGCACTTCCAAACTGGGATTGAACAAAGTCAAAATCTGTTCCAACAACTGCATTTTTTGATTGGTATTGCTGGTCCAGATATCCAGCGTGATTCCCAGTTTATATGGCACAGGCATCAAGCGTTCGATGGTAAATGCATTGCCTTGAGTGGTTTCGTAACTGTCGGTTTCAGTGTCATAGGTGCGTTGACGCACATTGAGTTTGCTGACATGATAAGGCTCTTGCATTCTAGGACGATCATAGTCCAGGCTAGAAACATAAAATGTCATCAGCGGTGATGCTGGCATTGAGTTACGGCTGTTCTCTTGAATAATAACCTGTGCATTGCGACTGGCGTCACCGTAGCGCACCGGCACACGAATCAGTGCGGCGTTGTTGACACCATCTGTTTCGTTGCCATATTCAATTTGAAAGTTGCTGATAATCCGGGTAAACTGTAGTAGGAAACGTCGGATTTGCGCATCGTAGAAGAAGCTTTGAATTTTAATTCTCCTTTGCTAAACGTTTACGGGCTTCACGTTCTTTAGCAATTAATTTATATTTTTCTTTGGCCTCGTCTGACCACTTTTTGCTAGGTTTTCCTTTTTTAGGATGTGCTTTACCTAGCATTGGCCCGCCATCTTTTCTCTTCCAGCCACCAACATTGGTAGTAGCATGGCGTAATTTTTGAGAGGCACGCATTTTTTCTATGCTCTCTAAACTATGTACCTTGTTATTTCCTGCTTCTCGAATATTGTATGTTTCTTGTTGGTTACGATAAAAATCTAACCACTGTGATTCTTTGTTGTTTAGATCTTGCAAGTCAATAGCATTATCAATAATTTCCCAATGAAAGTGGTCAACTCCGTACTTTCTCATACTGTTATATAGATGCGTGTCTTTTCCACGACGAGCATCAGCACAATGTTGATACCAACGCATTTTAGGATTTTGTTGAATAGTCTGTCCAACATACACCTTATTGTTTACAGTGTTTGTAATTTTATAAATGTACATTGTTTAACTCGATTTCTGGCCCGGTTGTGTGTCAGGATATGGTTTGGGATCTTGAAAACCTTTTTGATCCCCGTTGTCTGCTCTAGGTTTAAGTATTTGACTGAGACTCTGACGACTTGGAATATTGCCCATGTCCGTGGTAGGCACAGTGTATGTATTGTTCACAAAGCCTGACCGTAAAGTATCATTGCCCACACCATTGTTGAGATTGGTGCGTACTTTGTCCTCGATCTTGACCCAACGTCGGCTGTCATAGCGGAACAGTCGATTGGGGAAATAATCCAATCGCAAACAGTAATCGCCAGCAGACGGATTCAGTGGGAACTGTACACCGGTTGTGACAGGTAAACCATTTGGTGGCACACCGTCGCCAGTGAGATAGCCCACAGTATAGCCGTCGGCTCGTGGCGTCACGTCCATGCCACCTTGTGTGCCATCCACAGTATCTCCACTTTGATTGGTCAATGAGACAGGGTTGGCTGGTTGACCGTTGTCCAAGGTAGGTACAACATAGAGAGGTTTGACGTCGTAGCCTGATGCAGGCACTTCAACGTCTGCTTGCGCAAGAATGGCGTCGTTGATTTGATTGTCTTTGGTTCTGGTGCTGAACACATCGCTTTGTGTGGGCGGAGTATACAATTGCCAGTAATCAGAGTTGTTGATATCCGTGCCAGCAGGTGTATTTTGCCGGGCTTGATAATACACATCACCATAATTGGTAACCCAGCCTGTGGGATAAAAGTTGCCTGGATCCCAAATATTCTCTGAAACAACTGGTTTTTTGAGTATGTCTTTGAACTCTTGATTGTTGGTCATTGGCGTTGCTTTAACCCGCCAGGTATGTGGCAACCAAGTTTGGCTCATGCCTTCAGTAGCATAGTCAGCGTCTTGCACCACATAGTATCGGGGCAAGGGCTGAGGAATTGATTGATTTAATGGATAGTAATCTTTTAAGTTAGGCACTTCAAGCACATCGCCGTTCATGATCTTGCGGCCCAAAGTATCAATCATGTCGTTAAAGTGAAAGGTTATAAACAGTGTATCGTTGTTTAGAAATAGGCCAAACTGTGTGAGATCAAAGTCAATGTCTTGGTGATTGTACACACCGCGCATGACGTACACATCTTGATCGTAAATTCTGTCACGGTTTTCCAACAACAGCAAGTCCTGGATGTTTAAGGGATCCAAAGTTTCATATATAGGTTGGGTCACGTCATAGTTGCCGGAAAATGCTGAATCTTCACCACCGGTTTGCGGGCCCATGTACTTGTGCAGGAAAATATCCATTCCCCCCACAGTGTACATCTCAGAGATAGTACGATCCAAAAATTGGTAATCGCGGGTTCGATTTGGGCGGTAGAGTGACAGGCGTGGCATAGTCTAGTATTTATGGGCGGTTGACTGATAAATCTCAAACTGTTATAATTAGCCTATGAAAGTAGTTCGATTAAACCGCAGATTCAAAAAGTTCCGGGACTATGGCCATACTGTTGGCCTGCGTTTCGGTGAGGGCTACTCAGAAGCAGTGCCCTACGAAACTGCGACCATGGCTCAATTTGGCGGTAATCGTTATGATTCCAAAGCCACCTGGACCAGTTATTTTGGCGCTCGTAATGGCCGCAATACAATTCGTCCCTACTGGATAACATTTTGTAACGAAGCCGATGCTACTTTAGTATTACTTTCTGTGCAGTTGACCAAATAATGCCAAACTGCTATAATTACACATAACTTTCAAGGAGCCTGGATGAAATCCGTTAAACTGCTTAACCCCCGTAGTTCTGATACCAATGTCATGGGAGGCGAACCCGCCTGGCGAGCACAGCCCACAGACAATCGCATCAGTGCCCTGAGCAAAGCATTCTCCTGGTACAATTATTTCTACGGCAAAAAAGACGCTCGTGACATGATTGTGAACTATTTAGAAGCCCAGGACCGCAAAGCAGATGTACGCACTCTAAAAAGCATTCCAGATTCGGCCATACGCTTGACCACCGGCTGGTTGTGTCGCATGAAGATGGTGGGTCTACAACTAGACGAGCATGAAGAAATAAAACTGGATAACTTGATAAAAGAATTGCTGGCCAGTAAACAAACAGTGGAAGTGGAGTCTAAGCCAGCCCCAGACACACCTGCTAAACCCAATATACAAGACCGACTTCGTGAAAAAGTTGGAGAGTGTGCGGCCGAACTTGATGGAATGTTTGATGAATTCATGACAGCAGGTGCCAAAATGTCAGCAGACTATAAACCTATCTCAGTGATTCGCGGCATGAACATAGCACCACAAATGATCAGCGAAATTGCCAATCGTTGGCGACGTAAGTTGGCCGAGTTTGAAGAAGCCGTAGAAGGTCGTGATCCACTGCTAGTAGAAGCATACAGTTACTTGACCAAGATCCAATTGCGTAACTGTGTCAAGTTCTGCGAAGCAGTGATCAACGACTGTGGTGCTTATGTACAGATCAAGAAAGTGGAACGCAAACCAAGAAAGGTCAAGGCAGTTCCCCCAGAAAAACGTGCCGCAAAGTTCAAATGCATTGCAGAGTTTGCAGAATTCAAACTCCGAGGCCTACCAGCCGCAAGTTTGGTGGACCGAGCCGAAGCATGGTTGTATGATACCAAGAAACGCAAGTTGATTCACCTTGTGGCAGACAGCCACACACAGGCATTCACAGTTAAAAACAACAGCATCATTGGATACAGTACTGTGGAAACACTACAAAAAACTGTGCGCAAGCCAGCAGATGTGGTCAAGGCCATACAGGCCGCAGGCAAGCCAGCCGCACGTAAGATCTACAAGGATCTAACAACTACAGAAACACCCTGGAATGCTCGAGGTACTGAGAACTTGATCGTGCTCAAGGCTTGGTAAGTTATAAATAGGTATCCATGCATAAGATACCACACAAAGTTGATTTTTACATTACCAATGTTTGTAATTTAACGTGCAACGATTGTAATAGATTCAATAATTATGACTTCAAGGGTTGGCAAAAATGGAGCGACTACGCTGACATTTATACCTCATGGAGCCAAAAAGTTCAGTTACAGGCTATCACCATCATGGGTGGTGAGCCTTTTTTGAACCCTACATTAGTAGACTGGGTTCAAGGTCTTAATCAACTATTTGGTATTGAAGTTCAAATTCTAACCAATGGAACCAGATTTAGATTTTCACAAAACTTGTATTCATCTTTATTGTATCGTAGTTCAGTTACTAATGCGTTAAATCACGTGGGGGTAAGTTTACACAATATCAGTGAGTTGCAAACATTGGATATTGATATTCGCAATTTTCTTAAAGGTCCAATTATGATCAAACCCAAAAAAGAAAACTCATGGGACGCAGATTGGCACTACTGTGACTCCAATGGAGTAATTGTTAATGTTTATATAAAAGATAAATTTGGAACCAGCGCAATACAGATTGATCATACAGGACACAAGACCCTGCACAACAGCGACCCAGAACTAGCACACAATAATTGTTCATTTGCACGATTTAAAGCCTATCATTTTGTTAACGGTAAGTTGTATAAGTGTGGTCCAGTAGCACTTTTGCCTGAGTTTGATGCACAGCACTCTTTTGCGTTGTCAGACTCAGATAGGAAATTGTTACACTCTTATGAACCCCTTACTATAGATAATTTTGAAAGTAGACATACAGAATATTTTGATACTATTGATAATCCAATCCCACAGTGTAAGTTTTGTCCAACACAGTATGATATAAAATCTATTTTTCCTGTACGTAAAGGATCACAATGACAGTGTTTAACGATGACTTTTATCAAATACATAGAGGAGAAATTTTTGAAAAAAGTCAATGTATCAAACACGAACATGCATTGGCTGATTTTTTTTCTAGTCTATTAGAAATGCTTGGATATACCACAACAGATCAAATACGTCGTAAATGGCAACGTGAAAACAAAACAGTTGTGGTTTGCTTGACAGATGATTTTAATATTTGCAGTAAAAATATTTGTGTGCCACCACGTGAATGGTTTGATGCAAATACAATCGTCATTACAGATAATTATATTGTTACTGACACACAATACCATGTGTACCAATTGCCAACCAGTTACTTTGGTATTTTTTCCTATACTCCGTCACATCAAAATTTTACTCCTCTGAGAGATTTACATTTTAGTGTAAATCGTCTAGACCATCAACGTGAATTACTATTGTTAGAATTCCTAAAGCAAGTCAACGAAAATTACTTTATTAACTTCAATGCTTGGGATCCAAACGGACCTAACAATACAGCACAAGACTGTTCAGCCAATTTTTCTAAATATTGGAAAGATTTAAATAATTTTCATCCTCAACTTGACACTTTGGCTAACATGACATCTCAGAATCTTCCAATAAAAAATCATGACATGACCATTGAGCAAGTGTGTATCAGTGCTTACATAAACATGGTGATTGAAACTTATGCTGGAAATACCACTGTTACTTTCAGTGAAAAAATTTTTCGAGCCCTATGTACCCCTGCCCCTTGGACACTATTTGCTTGCAAAGGATCTGTTGACTACTTGGAAAAACTAGGGTTTGATGTACTAGATGACTTGATTGACCACAGTTACAATCAAATATCACAAGATCATCCCAATGGCATTGTCAAAATCCAAGAATTTGTGACTGCTAGTCGAGTCAACGCAGAAAAACTAAAAACACATAATCTAAAAAAATTACAAACAAGATGTTTAGAAGCCGCGCAACACAATCAAAAAAAATTGGCAAATATGCGATTGAGTTGGGCTAACGATTTTGCCACCTGGTTACCTCAAGTGATTGCAGAAATCATTTCGCACTAAATATAGCAACGGAGTTTTCCATGCAAGAACAGCAAAATGCCTTACCAGAACTAAAGCAAAATCTTATAGAG